GGAGGAGCGTCACCCATGGCAACAGTCGAGACCCGCACCTACGGCGACGGCCGCGTCGTCTACCGCGTCCGGTTCCGCCTGGCGAAGGCCAACACCACGACCGGCAAGGCGATCCAGTCGACCGAGACCTTCACCGTGAAGGCGAAGGCCGAACGCTTCGCGAAGCTCGTCGACGCCGTCGGTCCCCGCGAGGCAGTCGACCGGCTCTATGCGACCGCCCAGTCCGAGGACGTCCCCAGCCTCAACACGGTGGCCGCCGACCACATCCGGCTCCTGACGGGCATCGAGGAGGGCACCCGCCTCGGCTACACCCGACTCTGGAGCCGCACGTGGGCACCGCTCGTCGGTGATCTGTACGCCGACCAGCTCACCGCCGACACCGTGCGCGAGGCCGTCAACACGCTCGCGAAGACCTACTCGACCAAGAGCCTCGAGAACCAGCGCGGCCTCCTGTCCGGTGTCGTCGCCCGGTGTATCGAGCTCGGCTACCTGACGAAGAACCCGGCGAAGGGCGTCCGGCTCCCAGAGGGCCGGCGGGTCGCCCTCGACTCGGTCGACGACGAGGACGACGCCGAGATGGTCTGCATGACCCACGCCGAGTGGGACGCGCTCTATGACGCCTTCGCCGAGCACTACCGGCCGTTCCTGCGGTTCCTCGTCGGGACCGGCTGCCGCTGGGGCGAGGCCGTCGTCCTCCGCCCGAGCGACTTCGACCTCGACGCCGGCCTCGTCCGCATCCGCCGTGCGCTCAAGTGGTCCAGCGACGGGAACCGAGTCATCGGCCCGCCGAAGACGAAGAAGGGCAAGCGCACTATCAAGCTCGCCCCCGAGAACGTCGCCGACCTCCGTCTCCTCTTCGAGGGGAAGAAGGCCCGCGACTACGTCTTCACCCAGGCCCGCGGCGGGATGCTCGTCCACCGCAACTTCTGGTCCCGCTACTGGAAGCCGGGCATCTTCCGTGCCCAGCAGTGCGAGACCCACCGTGCTGAGCTCGAGGCCGTCGGCTGCAAGTGCGGGACCGCGACCCCAGCCCGCTGCAAGCTCCACCGGGACATGGCGATGCCCGAGCCGTGCGGCTGCTCCGGAACACTCCGGCAGAGCCCGCGGATCCACGACCTCCGCCACACCCACGCGTCCTGGCTGCTCGCCAACGGCGTACCGATCCACGTCGTCCAGGCCCGCCTCGGCCACGAGTCGATCCAGACGACGGTCGACACCTACAGCCACCTGCTCCCCGACGCCCAGCTCGCGGCGGCCGCGGCGGCCTCCCTTGCGTTCTCCGGCACGGCGGACGCTGGGGCCGGGGCGCCAGTACTCGACCTCGACGCCCTCGACGACGAAACGTTCGCAGCGCTCGCCGCCGTCATCCAGGCGAAGGCCGTCGAACGCGGCCTCGAGCTGGGCCCGCGCGCGATCGAGGCCGCGTAGGGCTCAGGGCCGAGCGTCCGCGAGACGCCGCCGGAGGTAGTGAAGCTCGGCCGGGTGCAGGTTCCGCAACCGGTCGAGCAGCACCCCCTCGTCGACCCAGAGGTCATCGGCGGCTTCGACGAGATCATCACCAGCCCAGGCGAGCGCCTCACCGATCCGGTGGATGTCCGGCAGCATCATCCGCGCGGTCTCGCGCCGGACGCGCTGCTCCTCGCGGTCGTAGAGCGTCGTGAGCGTGGCGCCCCGCTCGACGTGCAGGAGCTCGTGCTGGAGCGTGCAGCGGCGCTCGGCCTGACTCATGCCGCGGCGGAGCGAGATCGTCCCGGCCTCATGGTCGGTCTCGCCCATCGGGCCGTCGTCGTGCCAGTGCAGGGTGACGTGGGCCAAGGCTCGAAGGCGGCGCCACGGGTGAATCACAGCAGGGACCGTAGATGGCCGGACCGACAACAGATCTCCCGGTCCTCAGTCCTCGTCAGCCTTGGGCCGGCCCGGGCGGGCCGACTTCTTCACGAGCTGCGGGTAGGTCCAGGGTGCTCGATCACCGTGGCGGAGGAGGAGAAGACGGTCGTGACCTGCGCCGCGTCGAGGCGGCTGAGAAGGCGCTCCTTCGTCTCGTCGTCCAGCTCGGGGTCGGTCTGGATCGACTCCGCGGCGCGGTCGTGCGCCGAGGCTGAGCGAAGGAGCCCGTACTGGTTCTTGAGGTGGATCTTCGCGTTGTCGCTCAGGCCCGGGTCCTCGTCGACGATCGCGTAGAAGTCCGGCTCCTCTTCGCGCGGCGGGATGCCGGCCTCCTCCTCGGTGAGGAACCCCGCGGCGACGAAGGCCTCGAGGACGTTGCCACCGTAGGAGTGAGCGAACTTCGCTGCGTGCGCAGGTGACGGGAGGGTCGCGGAGACGAGCCAACGACTCACCGTCGACTGCCCAATCCCGGTCACGGCTTCGATCTCAGAGCCGGATGCATTGCGGCTCGTCCGCTTGACGTAGCGGGACCAACTGGTCTCGTTCATGCAATCGAGGGTAGCGATTCCTTGCACGCATGCATAGACCTTGCGTGTCTGCTTGCTACTCCCTCCCGCGCGTGCATATGCTCCCGTCCATGCACGAAGGGGACCGGAAGTGAAGATCAAGCTCCGCGACGGCGCTATCTACCAGGCCTGCAAGAACCGCGACATCAGCCGCGACGAGCTCTCTCGACAGATGCGGGTTGCCACCAGCACCGCCTACCGCGTGGAGCGGGGAGATGTGGAGCCGTCGCCACGGTTCATCGCCTCCCTCATGAAGCTCACCGGGAAGAAGTTCGAGGACCTCTTCGAGATCGTCGACGACGAGGCCGCCTGATGGAGACGTTCGAGACCCAGACCCGCGCCGAGGTCGCCGCCGAGTTCCGGTGCTCGCCCCGGAAGGTGTCCGAGGTCGCGCGCAAGCACGGCATCGGGGCCGACCTCGGCGGCCGCGCTGGCTGGCGCTTCACCGAGGCCGACAAGGCGCGGCTCTGGGCAGTGATGAAGCCCGCCAAGGCCAAGCCCACGAAGCCCGAGGACGGGCGAATTCGCAAGGGACGGAGGTCCGCGGCATGAGACCACCAGGGGCCGGAACGGCCACCTCTACCAGCAGCCTCACTGACTTGAGTGCCCCCCGCCCTCGGCGGAACCGGACTCGCTCCGAGCGAGCGAAGGCCCAGGACCGGATGACGCGGACCCCGCTGCACCGCCGCGTCGTCGGCATGATGCGCCGCGCCGGTCTCCAGCCCGAGGCATGGCAGGTCGAGTCGCTCGCCGCGACCCTCGTCGCGAACCACGAGGAGCCGACCGACGAGCAGCTCCTCCACCAGCTCATGGCCGCGCCCTGGTTCCCGAAGCCGAGCCGCCGCCACTGGCGCGTCGGCGAGGGCGGCGGATGGGCGACCTCGTCATGAGCGGGCTCGAGGCGTTCCTCGCCGCGGCCTACGACCTGCGCTGGGTCCTCGCCTTCGTCGCGGCCCTGCTCGTCATCGGCCTGCTCGCCGACCGGATCGGAGCGGGCCGATGACGCACAGGAGCAGCCCCCGGCCGTCGAGCATGGGCCGCCGTCGGATCGAGTCGACCGACGAGCAGGACGTGCACACCGGCTGGTACCGCGTCATGACGAGCTACAAGCGCTCGCGCAACCGGGCCAAGGTGAAGCGCAGCACCCGCCGACGCGAGCGGATGCAGGCTCGGCGCGCGCTCCGACTTGAGGAGACCTGGTGAGCACACCCGCACGCCCGCGCCACGCGCGGAAGGAGATCCGCGCGTTCGCCGACGAGCTCGACCGGGGCGGCTGGACCTTCGAGACCGTCGACGCCTCGGGCCACACGATCTGGTCTCACCCGCGCGCGAACGGCCGCTACAAGCTGCCCGAGACCCCGCGGCACTTCGACGTGCAGCGCGCCCGACGCGACGTTGCCCGACTGATCGGCCAGAAGGTCCCCGGGAAGCGGAACGGGAAGCCGAAGCCCCAGAAGGGCGAGCGGCGCGACTTCGCGCTCGAGCGAGCCGTCAAGGAGGGCCAGGAGCGACAACGCGGGAGAGCAGAGCAGACACGACGTGCCGACGAGCGGCCGGTCCCCACGGGGCCGGCCGTTTCTGTTCGGCGGACTCCGCGGCGGTTGCCGTGGGAGGACCAGCCCTACGGCTACGACCGCGGGATCGACCGGCTGATGCGCGAGACGCCGCGGTGACCGCCGTGGGCGTGGGCCCGCTCGACGAGCCAGACCTGCTCGACCTCATCGCGGACCCGTACACCCCGCTCGGGAAGCTCCGCATGGACG